AGATGGTCTACCCGTACTTAATCGTCTCGGACACGTTAGTGCCGAGTTCTTTCGTCACGGGACTCAAAGCGCGTGTGAATCTTGCTGAAATTCAGCATGCAGTTCACAATGGTTACCCTAGTCCAACTGATACAGTTGACTACTCCGATCTGTCGATCGACGGTATTTTACCTTCATTTCTCAATATGAGAGCTTCAGATATGGGAATGACTGGATACGGTTCATCGAACCGAATCCGACAATTCATTGGCGTTCCTTTCGAATGTCGAAAGCGAATCGCTAGTTCATACGCAGCCCACGGTCTATTAGACCCGGTCATCGTATCGCACATGCTTCGTCTATTAGTCAAAGACTTAGATCGCATGGAGAGACTTTGGAGAGTCATCGAAGATGGCCTTTTCCTTAGTTCACCTGAAATCTTTATTAAAGGTTTTCAAGGTCCTGTGAGACGAATATTCCATTGGTATATTTGTCATTACATATATCACGGTCATACAGAAACTGTATCATCGTATAAGAACTTCTTGCAATTTGTTAAACAAAAAGCAACGAAAAGTGAAGGAGGAAAGTTAGTCGAACCGACTGGTTTCCCCTGGTACGACCAAGTATCTATGAATCTCATAGAAACTGGAATCGGATGGTTGGATGTCGTCTTATTAAGAGGACTCAAAACCAAGAGTGAGGCACGAAGATTTATGCACTTCGTATCACTTAGAGGAGCACCCTGCCCGAATCGGGCAAAGCAGCTCTCTTCCTTAATGGAGCATCAGATTCTCCGATGCACTCCACCGAAGGCGGTTGATACCAACCGTCTCAAGGAATTGTACGACGTCGGCGTCCTGATAGGACAACGAGTCGACAAGAAGGCTCTACTACGTGGCGCATTGCGTACGGAACACATTAGTGTTTCAAACAGTAGTTGTTTTGAACGAAGTCGCTCCAAAGGAGGACGGGCTTCATACGTTCAGGAGAAGGTGACGAGTTGGCTCAAAAGAGTACCGTCATCTCCGTGTAACCAATTACTCCTATTAGGAGATTTAATTTCTGTAAAAGCTGACATTCCATATTGGAAGTCGTTTGCACCTGTGGAACCACTCTCTGAAAGAGAGTTGGACCCCTTAACAGAATACGGTTCCCCCATTGAGGGAGCCTTTCTGCCGAAGTATGCAGGGTTGAATAACAACTCTGGATATGCGTTACTCCAATGGTCCTTCGAAGAAGGTGTCCATAGGAAAGTTCTTGATCAGAATCTCAAAGTAATTGGGATCCCAAATCAACGTGCAATATCACTCGGGGAACCCGGGGATAAAGCAAGAAGTCTCACAATTGATGAGGCTTGGGTCACACTGTATCTAACCCCTTTTGGGCACCTTTTGGTGGATACACTGCGAACGATTCCAGAAGTGGCGGCGGGACTTGGCTTCGGCCAACCCTGTTATCACTTCGTAGAACGACTTGCTAAGCATGTCGCTAGGAATACTGACCAACGATCATTCTTCGAATTTAGTTGGTTCTTAACAATGGACCTTGACAAAGCCACGGACCATTTCGATCGCCTTAAAACGCGATACATGTTAAGAGGTTTCTTACATGGTCTCGGTAGAGACTATGAAAACCCGTACTGCCTTTCAGCATTAGAACTTCTAACAGCCGGAAGGAACTGTATGTGGACTATCTGAATATCAGACCCACACGGAGCAATATAAGGAGTTCTAACGAGGATATCGCTAGCGATCCCCTTTAATATTTACTCTTGTAGCACCTCCCAAAAGTTTCAAATAAGACGATGTCTTGTTTAGATACTAAACTCAACCATCTCCCTTCGGGGTTTGTAGTAACTACA